TGTTGCTGCAACGGTTGCAACAGTTCCGGAAAAATCTCCAGCAATAGTACCAAGATCACCTGCTGCAGTGGTCCATACAGGTGCATCTGATACTGTTAATACTGCAGTTGATGATCGAACCGCTAGACCGTCATTGTTTTCAATTCTAATATAATAAGTTCCATCTGTTGTTAATGTAAAATTACAAGTAAGTGATGTTGAGTTATTAAATGTTACACTGTCTGCTGGTGTGATGACTCCAGTTGTTGAGATTGCTTCAACAACAGGGATTGATACAAAATTACTTCCTGTAATTGTAATAGATGTTTGATCGTTAGTAATAGTATCAGGTGAAATAGATGTAAAAGTTGGATTCGCTGAAGTAACTGATTCACCATTTACAGTTAAAGAATTAGTTGCTGTAATGTTTAATGCAGAAATGTCTCCTGCAGTAGTAACCGTGTCTCCGGCATCACCTATTGTGAACGTGGTTCCTGTTCTAGGACTGATTTTATTTACTTTTACTTCGCTCATATTATATGCCTATTAATGCCTTTACCTCTTCTTCTGTTAATCCTAAGTCTAAAAGTTTTTGTTTGCCAGATGCTTTTTTAGTTTCTTTTTCTACTCTAGCAGCTTCTCTAGCTTGTTTATCAATATTTGCTTGTGCAATTTCTGCTTCTTTAGCTGCTTCTTCTTCTGCTGTAAGTTTAACTTTTTCACCATTTAATAATTTGTACATTGTCATAATAAATCCTAACTATTTTTCATTCCATATAATCTAATTGTTCCATTAATATTTCCACCAATATATCCAAAAGAAATTCCAGAAGTTGCTGTTGTTGAAATATATGTACCAGCGTAATTCCAAGTTCTTATTGCAGTAGGTGGCTGACCAGCTCCAGCTCCAGAATTATATCCAATGCTATTTGTTGTTATAGTAGTGTTTTGACTTGTGCTTAATGGATTGGATAAAAGCATTTCTCCTGTTGTTGGATATTGAGAATTACTTGTATTATCGGTTGATGCAATTCCAATATAATTTGTATTAAATCCAACAGCATTACTTGATTGACTATAAGTTCCATCATAATACCAAGCATTTCCAGCAAACCAATAATTTGAAGCAGTAATTACTGAACCACCTTGCATTATTCTAACCATAGTATCTGTATTATTTGTTGCAGCATAAACTGAATAAATTAATTTATAATGGTCATAATCAGAAGTAAAATATCCATTAATATCTATTGAAGAAACATCTGATCCTGTTGCAGTATGTAGTAGTTCCATAGCACCACCACCAGCTTCTGCAAAAGTATTATCGCCTCTTAGAAATGTTGTACTGTCTTTTGTACCAGTAGCAGATAACTTTCCTAAAGCGATTGAACTATCAGCAATCTGTGAAGCACCTACTGAACCATTTGGAGGATTTACTGTTTGAACAGCTTTACCTAAAAACACACAGTACATATCATCTGATGCAGATGTTGCACTTGTTAAAGTTAAACTTGTACCACTAGCAGTATAAGCAGTTGTAGGCTCTTGTCTTACAAAGTTAATAAATAATGCTAACTCATTTGCGTTAGCAACTGGATTATCTAATGTGTAAGATGTAGTCGCACTTGTAGTGAAGTCTTGCTTAGCAAAACTTGTGTAACTTAATGCTGGTTGATTTCCTATAAACGGCATTAATCTCCTATGTACTTATTGCATCTACAGTTGATACCCAAACATCTAAAGATGAAGCTGTGTCTGATATTACTTTTAAAGCATCACCAGATTGAACAACAAACTTTGCTCCTCCATCTAATACTTGTAATGATGAACCACTTGGTATTGGTGCGTCTTTAACTAAATAAATATCGTTAGAACCATCATTAATATATACAGATGCTACAACAGCAGATGCTGTTACATTTGAAACTGATATACCAACTACAGTATCATAACTGTCAGCAGTAAATAAAGTTGATGCTGATGTTCCTACATCATTGCTTGTGTATCTTCTAAAATTTTGTGCCATATATTATCCTTATACTACAGGGCTATCGCCATTGCAATGCTAAACCCATTTGTTGCTAAATTAGATGTATCTACTGCTTCAACTGGTGACCAACTTGATCCATCATAATATTTAATAACATTTGTTGTTGTGTTAAAATACAATGCCCCATCTAACAAAGCATCACCGTCATTGTCTAATGTAGGGTCACTAGCTTTTGGCCCTAAATATCTATCATCAAAATTATCATATGCCGCTTCAGCCGCAGTAGCAGAAGTAGCCGCAGATGTTGCTGAACTTGCAGATGCAGTAGCAGAGTTAGCGGCGTTAGTCGCAGATGTACTTGCGGCAGTTGCAGAGTTAGATGCGTTAGTCGCAGATGTAGATGCTGATGACGCTGAACTTGCGGCGTTTGTAGCTGATGTAGATGCCTCACTAGCTTTTGTGGTAGCTGTAGTTGCTGAACTGGCCGCAGATGTAGCAGAATTTGATGCGTTGGTTGCGCTAGTTGCGGCGTTAGTTTCGCTGGTAGCCGCATTAGTTTCGCTTGTTTGAGCATTGGTTGCCGCAGTAGATGCTGTTGTTGCACTAGCCGCCGCATTAGTTTCTGAAGTTGATGCGTTAGTTTCAGACGTTGCCGCATTGGTAGCTGAAGTTGCCGCCGCAGTAGCGGATGTAGCCGCATTTGTTTCAGATGTAGCCGCCGCAGTTGCACTTGCCGCCGCCGCAGTTGCAGATGAAGTTGCACTTTCTGCATCAACTAATAATGACCATTTTGCGCTATCAGTATTTGTACTAATAGGTTGTGCGCCACTTGAAGTATGTGCTGTTATACAAATATAAATGTTTCCATTAGATGTATCTTTTATAATATCTCTTTGAGCATATGTTTCACCAGATGACCAATTGCCTTGAAATTGCCCTAATTCTTGAGCAACTGATAATTCACCTGTACTATCAAATGCAAGAACTTTGTTAGCACGTTCTGTAGCACCAACTGTAAATTCAGTTGATGTCATAGTGTTTGTTCTTGATAATTTAATTGATCTATCTGCTTCTTCTTGAATTTCTTGTACTAATGATACTGATTTATCAAATGCACCTTCTACTGTTTCTGCACTAAAAGGGTCATTTTCTACTAAGTCTAATTCTTGAGTTTGTGTAGTTGATCTTCTAATAACTAATGTTTCACCAGTTGCAGGTGCAACAATCATAGTTACATTACCACCACCTGCATCACCTGCACCGCTAACTGTGTAATCTGTACTTAATGTTTTTAATGTTTCAGTACCTAATGATGATCTAACAAGAACCTGTATATCAGCATCCGTATTAATTTTAAATGTGTATGGAAATACTGTTTGACTTCCATTTCCAGAATAACTGTTTTTTATAATAGTAGTAGTAATTGTCATAATTATTCTTCTATTTTATCAGATTTTTGTTCTTTAATAAAGTTAATAGGATACGTATTATCAGTTTTTTCAATAAACTCAACTAACTTCATAACCATAATAGCTTGTTTTTTACTGTCTGTTTCAGTTAAGAAATCTTGTAACAATACTGTACCACCAGCCATTTGAGATAATCTGTCAATTAATAAGTTATTAGTTTTTAAACTTTCACTTCTTGCTAATAATGCCATTTTATGTTTATTGGTTAATGGCTCACCCGTAGTTAAATTTACAATAGCTTCTTTAAAATCAAGTGTAACTTGAGCATTTTCTTTTTCGTATTGTTGTAATCCACCTTCAGAATTTTCCATATATCCTACTATTGGATTATTACCAATTTTTACAAATCTATTAAGTATTCTACCTACTACTGGCATATCAAGCATTTCTTCTAATTCTGATGATATTTCTTTGTAATCATTGCTTTTAAATTTATATAAACCTTGACCAGAATAAGTATTAAAGAACCATTTTAATAACTCTTTGTTTTTTCTAGCATCATCTGCTTTGTCAGTTGTTTTATCAATTGCTGTAGTTCCTCTAAAATCATCATATGGAGTAGTACCATTCATCCATCCAATAACATCACCAAATAAACTAAATACTGGGTTCATAGAAGGTAATCCAGATGATCCTAAATAACCAAATAAATCAGCAGGTGTTTCAAATGTACCTGTTTTTCCATCATCACCAATACTCATTGCTTTGTATAAAAATCCATTAATTAATCTAGATGTTTCGTCTTGTGGTATTCTTAAATATACTGGTCTTCCATCTTGTGTTTCACCTAAAACAATTGGAATGTAATTTATTTTATCCCAATCAGATATACCGTATTTGTAAACCATACCTAACGAAGCACCGAATAATCCTACTTCCATCATTTTTTGTAAAATTTTAGGCATTACATTGTAAGCTATAAACTTACCGCCAACTGATGCAGGGTCTTCTCTAAATCTAGTTATATCTGCTCTCCAACCTTCTTTAAATGCGTTAGAGTATAAATATAAATTATTAGTAAATGCATTTAATCTACCTTGTCTTAAAAAGTTTGGTGATCCTACTTCCGATTGTATTCTTAACATCATTTCTTTATCATTCATTTTTAAATCACCTCTTTTAATTGCATCTTTTAAATACATAGTTCCTGCAATTTTAGGTGTTCTTTCAAACATTCTAGCAAAGTTACCTAGTGTAGAAAATAAATGACCAAATGTATCATTCCAAAATTTATCAAATCCTTTTTTCTTTTGCATATCACCAAGCAATCTTTCAAGCATATATGTGTCTGGATCAAGACCCTTCATTAATGCTTTACTACCTGCTTGTCCTCTATATCCTTCATTCATAGAAATTAAAAAACCTTCACTTTCCATCCATCTAGTAAGTTCAGTACCATCTTTAAAAATAGATTGGTATGCAGGTTTAACTGCTTTAAAATAATATTTTAATAATGAATTTTTACCTTTACCAGTAATATCTATATATCTAGCATTAGGTAATAATTTAACTGATCTGTTTAAATCTCTAGCTAAGTTAATTGGCCAGAAAGCAGGATTATATTCAGTAAACATTTTTCTAAATACATCACCTGTTCCTGTCATAATTTTGTACATCATCATTGTACCGTTTGGATTTTCTTTAAATGATTGTGCTACAAATTTATTAACGTGCCAATGTTGCATCTTACCGTCTTTCATGTAACTAAATAATTCCATGCCTTTAGCTGGTTTTTCTAATTTACCTTTTCCAATAAATTTAGGTTTGTAAACAACTCTATCTTTTACTTTAGCACCGTAAGCGCCATATTTTTTTCCATATGTTTCCATCCAATTTTTATTTTCTCTTAACCATTTAACAGTTAAAGCCATTGTTCTATGTCTTTTAGCTTCAACCATTAACAACATATCTTTTTCAAGTGTTGCATTAAATACATTCATAATGTCATCAAACGTACCTTTTGACCCTTTTAAAAATCTTGTAGCACTTGAGTTTGGCCCGTATTTTTCTATACGTTCTAACAAATATTTTCTTACGTTAAATGTAACGTATTCTTTGTTGTTTTCTAATTTAGCAATTAATTCTTTGTCATACATTCCACTTTCTTTTAATTCTGGAATAACCATTTCTTGTCTAACTTTGTAAAACTCATTTGTTAGTTCAAATAGTTGTGGATGTAATTTTACATAATAATCATATATTTCTTTTGCAGTTCTATTACCTAATACTTTTGCTAATTCTGGATTTACTTTCATAATACCTAATGAATTAACTAATTTGTTTCTTTGTGAACTTTCAGCTATGTTTCTTAAAAATAACATAGTACCAATATCAATACTGTTGTATCCTAGTTCTTCTGCTGGTTTTACAACTTTACGCATCATATCATCTGTGTATCTTTTTAATTTAGCATGACGGTATCTGTAGTTTTCAATTGACCAGTTTAATTCTTTTGCTAATGGACTATGCCATCTATCACTACCAGTTCCTCTAAATCTTCTATATATCCAAAAAAAGTTATCAATTGCTTCAGTACCAAGAACATCAGCTAAATCTGGTTTGTAATCTTTTTCTATTCGTTTGATTGTAGCTTCGTTAGTTTCTCTAAACATATTACCTATGTCTGATACTACTTTACCTAATCTTTTGTCTGTTCCAGATTTTAAATCTATTTGTATTCTTTCCCAGTTTGCTCTTACTTCTGGTCTAGCATCCATATAATGCATCCACATTTCCCATGTTCTAGGTGCATTGTTTTTAACCCATTGTGGTCGTAGCATAAACGCCATCATAAAATCTGCCATTAGTTCTCTAGGGCCATCTCTATATGCTGTGTAATCTGCTCTAGCACTTCTATCAAATGGTTTCCATTTTGCAGATAAATTTTTAAGTTCTGTAGTAATCCATTCTTTATTAACTAATCCTCTTTCTTTGATTATTCTTTCAAATTTATCTTTAAAGATTTTGTATGCTTCATTAGTTAATCTGCTATCAGTAGGTTTGCCATTAATCTTATCTGCAATAGCTTTCATGTGTTGTGACATTAAACCTTTCATTGCATCTTTAACTACTAATTTTTTAACTTCAGCAGGTAGTTTTACAAATGCATTATAAAAATCTGGATTAATCTTTTCTCTAGCAGATGCATCATTAAATATTTTAAGTATAGTATCTGGAGTTATTTCTAATTGTTTGATTTCTGCGTTAGTTTCTTTTTCTTTAGCTTTTGCTTCTTTGATTGCGGCTGATTTAATAGCTTCTATTTCTTTTGCACTTAATGGTTTTGCACCTTCATTTTTACCATCAATCCATTTGTTCATGTATCCTTTTAAAGCCGCTATAGAACCTAATATATTACCTCTTGATAAAGTAGCGTTTGGCAAATAATCAATTAAATGCCCTAACTCATGTGCAAATGTCATTAAAAATTGTTCTGGGTTTTTTTGTAATGCTTCGTTAATAACTATTCTAGGTGATTTCTTGCCTTTAAATTGAAAGTAACCATTTAGACCTGTTGGTAAGTTATTTAGTTCTGGTGATTTTTTAACAAATGCTTTGTATAATTCTACAAGATCAATCATATCTAATCCTTTTGCTGAATTAAATAAACCTTTCCATGCCGCAGAATTGTTTGCGTAGTCTGTTGGTAAATTCTTTTCTTGTGTAAATATATCTCTAGGTATTCCCCAGTTATCACCATCTTTACTACTGTTTACTCTATCAAAATATACACCTTCTTTTTCTTTAAAGTTATCAAAATAATTTGTAGCTTGTGCATCTATTTCACCATTAATTTTTTCACCTTTTATAGTTGCTAAAATTTTACCTGTTTCTGGATGCAACATCATTATAACTTGTCTTCCTTCACTACCCATTATTTCAGCAGTTTTAACCTCACCTTTTTCAGTAAATTTAATTAATTGTTCATATGCTGATCTTGGTATAGCAACATTGTCTTTACCAACTCTTAAAATCATTTTTTCAATATTGCCTTTTAATGCAAATAAAATTTCAACTTTTTTAGCTACTGAAGATAAACCATTACGTTCTTTAGTAATTAATTCTTTGGCGTTATTGTATTCTGTTTTTTGTTCTTTGTTTTCTTTAAATCTTTTTGCTAATTCTGGGTAAAATTTAGATTGAATAGTTATTGTTTCATTAGCAATTGTCTTACCATCTTTTGTAACTATTCTTATTGCGCTTCCTGTATCTCTTACAGCTAAGTCAGCATTACTTTTAAATGTACCTTCTGTATAAATATTTTGTTTATTTTTTGTAACTTCAACAACATTAACATTAAATTCACCATTAGATTTTCTTTCAGCAAATGATGTATCTTTAGCAAAATTTATATTAATTTTGTCACCTTCTACTTTTACTTCAACAGGTTTGTTTGGTGCTTTTCTAACTTCACTTTCTAATACTGGTATTTTAGCACCATTTGTTTTTTCAATTATAACAACTTTTTCATTACCAATTGTTTCTTTGCCAATTACCCTACCAACTTCTGTAGAAGATGTGGATACATTAACAATTTCATTGTTTTTAAATTTTGGTGGAGGTAATAATTTAATGTTAGTTTGTTTCTCTAATCCTTCTACAACTGTTTTAGCACCTTGTTCGTAAAGAGTTGGCATTTGACCATTTTCTATTTGATGTCTAACAGTCACGTCTTTTTCCATGTCTTTAATTACATCTCTAGGGTGTCTGCCGTATTCAGTATAAATGTCTTTAAACATTTTCATACCTCGTATTGACCCATGTATTCCAAAAACCAAGACCGTAGCATGAGCAAAATCTCTCATTGTAGGTACATGGCCTTCTAATGCCGCACCTAATGTAGTCATAACACTTACTTCTGAAGCTAATCTAGCTGTTGTACTTCCTGTTAATGCTTTAACTTTTGCACCAACACCAAATGTAACACCACCAATTACTGCTGTTTTACCAGCAACAATTGCTGTTTTTTTATCCATGTAATGACTTAAAAATTCTGGAAATGATCCTACAAAATTATCTTCTATTGCTCTCATATAAGCTGATCTAATAACTTCTGGTAATGCAAAACCACCAGCACCACATATAACAGGTAACGCAGGTGCGGCTGTACCTGCACTTCCAACTAAAGCTGTACCACCTGCCGCAAAACAACCTGCCGCCATAAATGGTAAATCATTTACTAACGTAACAGCAGATGCAACAATATCTTTATCAAATCTTTGTTCTTGATACATAAATACTTTTTGTATTGCTTCTTTAGGATCAGCATTAGGATCATCAATAAATACTTGATAATATCTGTCTAACATACCATTAACAGATTGTTCGTATCCATTTGTAAATACGTTGTAATAACCTTTACCACCAAAAGCATTTAAAACTTTATCACCTATATTTGCAGGTAATTTTTCTAATGCTTTAGTTACAATATTGTCATTACCCCAATAAGCTAATTGTGCAGTTTCATAATCATATTTATCTGTACCAAATTTATCAAAATATTGGTCAGTTCTTTCTTTTAATTTTTGATTATCAACAAGTCTATATTCTTGTCCTACACCTGCTTCTATATCTTCTACTTTTTCATAATCAGCATGATGATATTCAATGTATAATTTTTTCATTGCATCAACATCACCATTAGCAATTGCTTTAATTAATTGATCTGAACCAGCACGATTATATTTTTCACTTTTAGGCATTTCTAAAAAGTTAGCTAATGCTAAAGATTTTTGTTCATCTGGTGATAATCTTGTAGGGTCTTGATGTTTAAATGCTTCTGTTACCCAATAAGGTAATTCATAATCTTTATTTATTTTTCTGTTTATGTTTATAAATCTATTTAAAGCAGTTCTAAAACCACTTTTTCTAAATTGAAATAAACCACCAGCACTACCATCTGCATTGTAAATATTTCTATTATTACTTTCTAACGCTGAAACAAATGACATAAACTCATTAAGATACATAATTTGCATATCATTAAATTCATAATTTTGTTTAGCATATTCTAATATTGTTTTTGAGTTAGCACCTGTAGAAAAAGCTGTATGTAATACATTAACAGGTTCATTAGCTTTTCTTTCATCTTCAGCTTGTTCAAAATTTGTATCAAAAAGATATCTACCTGTTTCTTGATTAAAACCAAAGTTACCTGCAATAGCATCTTTAGCTTGTGCATTTTCTAATAATTTAACTTGTTCATCATTTAATGCACTTTCTGCTAAAGTTAAATCTACACCACTTTTAAATTTTTCTTTTTCATATGCTATGTTTGGATAGTATTTTTCCATCCAATTATCTATAAATCCTACTCTACCATCATCATCTTCTTTAAATAATTTATATGCTTCATCTATTTTATTTACAATTTTAGCTTGATCTTCATTCTTTAATAAATCAAATGTAGTGTTTTTAAGATTGTATTTACCGTCAGATGTTTTGTTAGATTTAATTGTGTTAGCATTTTCTTCATCTTGTAATTTCATTAATGATGTTTTTTTACCTAAAGGTAATTGATTTTCTGTAATAGCAGTTGTGTCTTCCTGCATATCAGTATCTAATAATGAATTAGATTTAATAGGTACTATACCGTAACTATTGTAAATTTCTTTTTTATTAAATCCTGCTTTTTCTAAAAGAGGTATTTGGGTATCAACATACGATTTTATGGTGTCTGTATCAAACCCAGCTTGTGATAATTGTAAAGCTGTTATTTTCATAGTTATTCAAAGTCTGGCATTATAAACAGATCAGATACATCTAATGTTTCAACATTTTCTCCAGTAATAACACTAGGTAGCCCATCTGTTCTTTTAATTAATTTTTTAGCACGTTTTAGATAAGTAATAACATCTTCACCTTCATTTCTTGGAGGCATAACAAGATTAGCATTACTTGGTGTTTTACCTACAAAGTATTCAGTAGGCATAATGTAAAAAGATTGGTCTGTAGCTGTTGGGCCAACAATACCTTTAATTTTATTTTGTAATTCATTTAATCTTTCATCATTTATAGTACCTTTATAAGTTTCAATTAAATCGTTTAAAATATAATTTGGATGTCTTCTATTGACTAACATATTTTCATATGTAAACCCTTTACGTTCACCTTCAGCAAGTAATCTGTACATATTGTTCATAGCATTGTATGCTTCTTGTGTCATTTTTCCACTATCTAATGCGGTTAATAAAGCACGTGTTCTTTCTGCTGGTGGTAATTGTTCTAAACTATTTAACATTCCTAACACACCTTGATCAGCACCTATTTCTTTCATCAACATAGATGTAGCTTTTGTAGTAATATCTTTTTTGTAAGCATTTCTGCTTTTTGTTAATTCACCACTTTGTTTATATAAACTCATTGCTGTTTTAGGTTCTAACAATCCTTGAGCCATTAAATCCCAAATAACTTCTCTTTCTTTTTCAGTATCCATAGCACCAGAACCAATTAAATAAGTAGTCATTGCCAATGCTTGATTACCTTGTACACTATTCCAACTATTCTTACCGTTTTTCATATTATTTAAAGCGGCATTGTAAGCAGTTCTCATAGATAATTTTGTGCTTGGTTCTAAATCTGAATTTTCTAAATCAGCCATAAAATTTTTAGCATTTTCTTGACCTTCTTTAGTACCAGTTTCTAAACCAATAATTCTATTTACAAAATCTGTTTTAGTTGTTTTATCTTTTTCTTCTTTTTGTTTTGTGTGTAATGAATTTTGATTTGTAAATTCATCTTGTGCTTGTTTAATTAATTCTTTTCTTAAATCATCATCAACAGTTAATTCTTTACCTTCAATATCAACAATTTTAAAATTTTTGTTTTTAAGTCTTGATGTTACATTATTCCAATCAACTTCTTGGCTACCATTAGGTGACATAATAATTAAATCTTTAGTAGCTTGTAACATTCCGTATTTTACATTTGTCCAATTTTTAGTTGTTTCTTTAACTTCATTAAAAGTTTTTTGATCAAACAAATTAGTTTCTACATTTTTCTTTAAGTGTAATTCTGTATATAATTCATATTGTGCTTTTATTTGTGATAATGAAGTAGCTTGTTCTACAGATGATTTGTATGCAGTATTTGCTTCATTAAAAGCATGACCTGCATTTTTTAGTTTTTGATTATTAACTGCTTTAACTACATCATTTCTAGCTTCAAAAAATTTTTGATAATATAAAGGCTGATATTCTTTCCAAGTTTGCTCATCTAATCCAGATTTAAATTCTTTTTCCCATTGTTTTGCGCTATTATCATAATCTAATAACCAATTATCTGGAGTTAAAAAATCTTGTCTATTTTGTAATGAGTTTTGAAAATCAGAAGTTTTACCATACATCATAGCTGTAGATAAATCTTTATTAGTATTAATATCTAATCTTCTTAATTTAGCATCAATAGAGTTTTTTCTGTTAGCGTATTCTGTAACTTTGTTAATTGCAGTTACACCAAGATTAGCTACAGCACTACCTGTTTGAGTTCCTGTAGTTAATGATCTACCACTATCAATAGTAGTACCACCTTCACTTCTATATCTTGGTATCTTCATATGTAATCCTATATTGAGCAGGGCTAAAACTATGACTTTTTACTGCACCATTCATATCTTTAGTAGTTTTAAAAGCCTTAAAATCTTCACCTGCTTTTGGTATTTTCTTTGTGTATCCTTCAAATATCATTGTATCATTTTCCCAAACTTTTACTAGATAAACCATTAACCAATACCTTTTTCTGCCGCCGCTTGATCTTGTTTATATGTTTTATATGTCATACCAGCAGATAATAATGTTTCACCCATTTTATATTTTTGTGCAGTAAGCAATCCAGTTGTTTCTGCATCCATTGCCGCATTTCTAACAAAAACTCTTTTTTCTAAAAAAAACATATCATTTTCAAATTCTTCAAAATCTGCATTAGCTATAAGTAAAGGTGAACCAGAAAATTGCGCACCACTAGCACCTACTCTTGCTCTTTGTGCAGACATTAATTTTGCTTGTTCTTTTAATTTTTTTTGTTTTTCGTATTGAAATGACAATTCATTTTCATATTTATTCCAAGCCGCATTAGCTTTAATTTGTTTCATTTGTTGTCTTTGACCCATAATGGTAACTGCTGTACTAGCCGCCATTAAAAAAGGTATCATTTGAAATGCCATATTTTACTCCTTAATCACTTGTTACTAATGTTCCTGTTATTCCCAATACCGTCATTGGTAAAGGTTGTTCTTGTTTTATAATAATTTGTCCATCTCTATCCCATCCTAAATTAATTACTCTTTTATCTCCAGTAAATTCTGCAATATTTTGGCCCATTGGTGTAGATGAAGTTCTAAATGGTAATTGATCTCCATTTATATTAATACCAACAGTTTTATGTAATCTTACTAATACTTCATTATATCTTTTTTTTCTACCTTGTGCAGTACCAGCAGATGCACCAGCTTCTACTCTCATAGTTTTTAATTGTGAGATATAACCAAGACCAATTTCTAATGATTTATAACCTGTATTTGCAGGTAAACTAATAGTAATTGATCCGCTTGATACTGTTTGATTTGGAAATACTGCATCACCTATAAGTATTTGTACACTTTCACCTTCTAAATGATCTAATCCTGTTATTGTTGTACTGTCAGCATTAACAGTTGTAGATAAAGCACTATCCATATTTAATTTATCATCTAAATATTCTACATATTTTACTATGTTGTTATTTATTTTTCTTTCTACAATAACCCATGTTTGATTTTCTAAATTTTCAGAAATAGTACAAACAGATTTAACTTTAGATGGTGCAGATATACTATGAGTTCCAACACCTGCTGATATTTGTAAAACAGTTCTATCTATTGCTTGTTCATAACTATCTGCAAATTCAATTGTGTTAGCATCAACTGCAATAACATAATAATAATTTTTATCTTGTAATCCACCTATTTTAGTTCCACCATTTGCATCATAATAAACTTTATCACCTGTGTTAAAACCATGATTTGTTATTGTAATGTAACCATTATAATTTGGATCAGTTGTTTTAGATGTTACATCAGATGCGGCATCAAATGTTTGTTTAAATGAACCACCAATAATATGTCTATGCCAAGCAACAACATCTTCTTCTCTTTGATAAGTTAAACCTAATAATACTCCATCTTGTCTAACAGCCCAATAAATACTTTGTGGTTCTTGTGCATAATCAACATCAACAACTCCATTACCTGTAATATGTTCTGCAAGTAATGTCATGTCTGGTGCTAAATATGCATCATCTTCAAATCTGTATGCTAATTCTCTAATTTTTTTTCTTTGTCTTTGTACAAACAAGACAGCGTTACCAATTTGTATAGGTTGTGTATTATAACCACCATATGTAGTTTGTTGTGTAATTTGTACGTTATCGGGTTGTAAAGGCTCACCAGTTGGTCTTCCTACTTTAAATTCACCACCTGCTGTACCAACAATTAAATCTCTAGCGGGTGCTAACCATCTTATTGTATTAACTTTGTTTGCGGCAATTGTATAAATAAAACTATCTGCTGGACTACCATCACCTGCATGAAAATGCTCATAAAAACCACTTTCAGATGCCCATATAGTTTGTGGATATGCTGTACTTCCACCAAATATTAATCGTTGTTCAAAAAATGTAACTGTTTTAGGATAACCTGTATGTTCAGACCAAGCACCTAATGCCCAATCTGTTGATGCTGAAGAAGAACCAATGTCTTGTTTTATTTCCCATGTAACAACTGTTGGTGATGTATAACCAGTAATAATACCCCATCCATCATTTAATTTAACAGACCTTCCAACATCTTCTGTATGAAAACCAGTTTCATTTGGGCTACAAACAAAAGTAGATGCTGATGCTGTTAATGTTCTACCTGTACCTACACCACTTGCAGATGATGTAAATGTTACACTACTTTCATTAGCATCTAAATATGGCCCATTTTGAAATTCTACAGTTGTTAGTGTCCAAGACGTATGCCCTGTTCTTGATAATTTTCTAGGTTCTAATGTTTCATGTACAATGTACATAACATCTGCTGATTGTGTAAATTGTATTTCATACAACATACTTTCTGTAAATGGAGTTGCTATTTCATAAGCTGATCCACCAGAAGTTATTTGTCCATTGTCTTTATAAAATCTAATATATTGATCTCCAAATTCTAATACATAAGATTGTTCTATATTAAATTCAAAAGGTATAAGTCTAGTTATTTTAGAACTATCTTTTACTTCTTTTACAAATCTTGTACCATATCTTCTTGATGCGCCGCCTTGTGGAAATACTGTCATGTTTTCCATAATCTCAACACCATTATTGTATTTTTTAAAATCAACTTGACCAGCAAGTTTAGGTGTTAATTCACCAGCAGTAAAATTAGTTTGAAAAGGATGTACTCTAGCCATTATCTTCGGAAAGTTGTAAATGTGTCAGAAACAAGATCATCAATAAATCCTTCTTGTCCATCAACACTACGGGCTTCCGAAAGTTTATATTCATAGAGTTTCTGCATTTGGGTTTGTAATTGAACAGAATTTGTAACTGGATATGCTAAATCTGTTGCCAATTTTGCAGTTAATGTATCAACAAACATACTGTCAAATAAAGTAGGATTAGTAATTCTAGCAACATACATAATGTTTGCTGTGCCTTCATCTGTTAATAATACTCTACCGTGAGTAGCTACGTTTTCTACTTTAAAAATAAAATGTGGTTCTTCCATGCTTAATACTCTTAAACAATCTGAAGGTAATGAAAATTGATTAGCATAACCATAAGCGGGTGCTGTTGCTAATTTTGCTAATGATGCTCTTGTTGCCGCAAAGTTCCAAGTGTGTAATCTTAAAACTGCATCTCTTGCATCTGGGTAAAATGAATTACAAAGTCTGGCTCTTTCAGTATCGTCTGTAAGTGATGTAATAGGGTCATCACCTAATCTTCTTAATGCATTTGAACAAATTGAAACTTCTGTAGCCATAATATCCTTTTAATATATTAAAGGGCCATATATTGCAATGGCCCTCTAAAGGTAAGTTGAGATTGTAAGTATATTATACGTTACAAGCGATTTCTACAACTTTTTCGTCTTCAACTCTAGTAGCACCAATCGTCATAGATAGGAATACTTGAGTTGCGTAGTTTTTGTCATCTCTTTCAGATATTCTTGTTTGGATATCTCTACCTAAAGCAAGACCAATAGCTGATTGAGTGAAAGCTAAAGCAAGGTTATCACCAGAACCATCTTGAGCAATTCTTTCAGTTCTAATGAACTTGAAGCCCATGAAAGTATCTACTTGACCTGCAACAAGTGCTTTAACACTATTGTAGTCAGCAGAAGTGATTTTTTCTTCACCTAGTAAAGCTGTGATCTCTTTAGCTGAACAAATTAAGTATTTTTGTTCATCTGGATCAACGTCAGATGCATCTAAAATTTCTTTAGCAGAAATTAGTTTAGCAACTGATAAAGATGAAGTTCCTACAGCGATTTGTTGTGACGCAGGTAATGCGATAGTAGTAGCACCAGCTACACCACCAAATGCATTTCCAGAAGCCGCCGCAATAATAGCGTCATCCATTGCTCTACCCATAGCGTAAGCACCAGCTTTCGCATATTCAGATTGAGGTGAAATTAACATTCTAACTTTATCTTCTTGATCAATTAAATCAGCCCAGTCGTAGTCAGCTAATGTAACTTTTCTTCTAGAGTGAGGAGTATCAATCTGAGGAGTGTTAGAGTGTCTAGTTGTTCTTACTTGTGCCGCAGTAGCGCCAATTCTTTCAAAGTAGTGAGATGTACCTGTTACTGTTTCAGATTTCACCGCACCTCTTAATCTAGAACCTTTTTGTTGCGCTAGATGAAACACATTACTTTTGTATTGTTCTACAAAAGCTGTTGTTATTTGTGTACTCATGTTTTTAGTCCTTATTTAAAAGTTAAGAATAGGGGGTATAATACTAATGCATCAAACCATATTCTAATTAATCGGTCTTTATCCTTACGGGAAACCTTATTGTAATAACGATACAATCAACACGGTTTTATAGTCCACATGACTTGTAAGTTTGTTGTCCTTACGGGCAAACTTTCTGTTGTAATAATATCACAATTGTCACTTATTTACCATACACTTTTTCATGTAATTGACGCATTTTTTCTACAGCAATTTCATGGTTTGGATGTGATGGATCAAAATAAGCATGACTTGTATCAGCCATGATATTATTAATTTCTTCTTTAGCATCTAATGGTGATACGGCTAATCTATTGTTAGTAGTATTTTGTGCCATATCTTCTGTTACTTCTTTACCAATAGTTGCTAAAAATTTTAAAACAGCAGGATTATTACCAGCAGATGTTTGAGTTAATAAATTTCTTAATTCATCATCTCCATAAACATTTAATGCTCTATCTGCGGCTCTAACATTTTTATCGTAATCATAACCCCATTCTTTTTTAAGCACTTCTTCTGCTTGTTCTTTTTGTTGGGCCATAACCGCACCTTCATTGTTTAAAGTATTTTGCGTAGATTGAACTTGATATTCCATTAAAGCATTTACTTGATCATTGTTTAAACCAATTTTATGTGCCACGTTTTTAAATTGTTCAACATCTTCTTTTTTGAAATAATCAACCATTTCATTTGGTACATTTATTTCATATTTGCTAGGGTCTTCTGGTCTTCCTAGTTTATTATAAAGTTCTGCTTTTTCTTCATCTGTTTTAGGAATAGGTACTCTACTGCCTAAAACTTTTTGTTGATGTATTACTGTTTTAGCAAGACCTTCAACATCTTTAAAGTTAGCAAGTGTTGGATCGTTTTTTATTTCTTCAGATAGTGATGATTTCCAATCGTTTTGATTATCACTTTCTGATCCAAGAACTGTATTAGCTGTTTCTTGTATTTGATTAGCTATAACTGTTTCTGGATTGTCAGTTGTGGTCGTTTGTTCATCAGACATTTTTATTCTCCTTTAATAGATTGATTATTCTGATTAATACCGATCTTTGTCCTTCACGGTATGATGTTTCATGGGGATCATTTTTTATAAATGAACTCCTATGATAATAAGCAGACGTTAAATCTGCTAATACCTTTTCACCTTCTTTAGATGAAAATGTAATTTTGTATTGTTGTTTTAATTGTTTTAGATCATTGTCTTGATCTTTTGCCATATTATCCCGTCATATCAGCCATACCCATATCATCTACCATATCAGACATTGCTGATTGTACATTAGGGTCAGCTAATTTTTTAGTTGCGTCAGCTTGTGTATTCATAGCTTGTGCTTGTGCTTGTGCTTGTTGTGCCATTGCCGCTTGTTGTTGTGCTTCTGCTTGTGCGGCTCTCATTTCTTCAACTTGATCTGTACCTCTCATAACAGTTTTTGGTACACCTAATAATTTTGCTCTCATTCTAATTGCGTTATCGTGATCTATGTTATCCATAATAGCAGGATCAACTTGCGCAATATTCATAGCTAATTGGTATAATCTTTCAATTGCAACTGCTTCTTCCATTCTTTGTGATCTAGCTAATGGCCCAACATATTCTACATCAATTGTAGTATCTCTAATTATATCTGGCGCAGTCATTAAAACACCTGCTCTAAACATAATTCCAAATACTCTTTCAATTAATGGATTTAAAAATTCTGATTGGAAACGACCTAGTGTTGGCCCTAATAATCTTTGCATCAATTCGTATCTAACTTGTACTTCTGTTGCTGTCATTTGTGGGCCTTCTTGTAATTGTAATTGATCTGAATAGTATGCTTGTCTAATTGCAGTTCTTAATTGATTTTCTTTCATGTCAGTTATTTGCCAGTTAGAACCAATTTGTAATGGTTTAACAGCACCGTCATTTCTAACTACAGTTATTCCAGCAGGTGTCATTCTAACTCTACCAATTACTCCATCATCTTGAACAAGTAATGGTGGATCAATTGCTTTAGCCCATGCTTTTAATCCAATTTCAACTGCTTTGTTTAAAGTTTTAATATCTGGTAATGCATTATAACTTGGTGATCTTCCAAAAATTTCACCAGTTGCTTTAGACCATCTAGGTACTAAATATGGAAACTCATTATATCCACCTGTTCTAACAACCATTTTATCTTCTTCACAAACATGACAAGAATGGAATGGTAGTTTAGTTGCAGTTTTACCAATTGCTCTTTCGTAATCTGCTGTTGGTTCTACTGCATGAATAAATGTAAAATTTTTTTCTGGTTTTTCTCTAGCGGCTTTTAAAACTTTTTCGCCTAAATTTTCTTCACCAAATTCTTGAACAGCTTGTCTAGCTGTTAATTTATATTTTCTGTAAAGTGTATCAACTTTACCATTTATATTTTCTTGAATGTAATATTCTGCAATGTGTAAACAATTAAAATGAATACCATCTGTATCAAAACCTCTTTTACCTTCTTCAACAAAAATTGCACCAGTACCTATTGAGCAAAGATCAAGATATAATTCATGTACTTCAGTATTAAAATTTGTTTCGTTAAAAGTATCATACATTCTTTTTGCAGTATCTTCTAACCACAAAGCAACTTCTCTGTTTTGATTTAATTGTTCATCTCTTAATTTAATTGAAAACCATGCTAATGATGGAGATGTAAGTGTTCCTTGTAATGAAGCGGCTAATAAATTGTTTGCAGTTATTGCTGTACTATCATACAATACTTCGGTTCTTTTTTCACCTTTAGTTCTTAAAGTAATAACGTCTGCTTTTCTTGGCATGACATAATCTAAAATTTCTTGCCAATGAGTTTCCCATGTGCCTCTACTTTCTTCCATAGAGCCAAGACGTTTTTTTATATACTCGTATGAAGCCATGTTATTTTGTTCCGCCACCTAAAACTGTTTTACTTGTATTAGCTTCTTCTTCAACGCCTGTACCAGAAGTTAAAATAGTTCCATATTGACCTTTTTTTTTCATGCCTAACATTTTTTCTTTTTCTGCCGCTACTTTTGCTTCTGCTTCAGCAGTTTTATCAATTACTTCTGGTTCTATTGGTGGTGGCATTTGTGGTGCTGATTTCATTCCCATAATATTATATCCATTTACATTCTTGTTTTAACATACCGTAAATTGCGGCATCTACAAATTTATTACCAATTTTCATGGTTTGTCTGCATACACCTTCTTTAACAAATCCAACGCCTTTTAACAAGCGTTCATTTCTTTTGTATTCGTTACGACACAAAGCCGTTATTCTACTACATTTTAATTGAATAAAACAGTATAAAAATACCATTTTTAAAAATCTTCTTTGACAAACTTTAGGAGTATCTAATGCTACATGAATAAAAATGTTATGACCATCATAATCAGAAAATAATACACCACCCATAACATTATCTTTGCCAGACACATCTCTTTCAACAAAACCTATAAATGAATATTTATTATCTAAATCTGTATTAATGTGTGCTTTTGGTGCAACGTAATCAAATATTTTTTTACGCCATTCTTCTTCTATAACTGCTACAATCACTATGCTTTTATACCACCACCTAAAATAGTTTTTGAAACATTTGCTTCTGTTTCATCACCTATTACAGATGTTAAAATAGTTCTTTGACTACCACCGTAACCTATACCTAATGCTGATCTTTTTTTCTTTTTAGTTTCTTCTTCTGTTTCTGGAACTGTTGTTTGTGGTGGTTGAGTTGGAGGAGTTTGAGTTTGCATTTGATTTCCACCGCCATCTCCTTTTGCAATTGTTCTTCCCATTGCATCTAATGTTCCTTGACCTCTACCAGTTATATATCTTTGGTAATCTGCAAAAGTATCTTGATAACCTAATTTACCCGCAACATTTTTTTGAAAATATGATCTATTTATTTCAAATGATTTTTGTCTTAAACCTTGCGCCATATTTAAACCTAAATTTAATAAAAAAAAAGGTGTATCAGCTTTTGGTACTTGGTAATTATCTAATTTAGATTTACCAGTTGCTAATGATACTTTTTCTGCACTTGCTTTTATTTGACTAGAACTTGCTACACTTGTTTTAGATGATCCGCTACTTGTATGTGGATTAGGTGTGCTTGTAGTTTTAGATGAAGAAGATTTTTTTGATGATGTAGTTTTTGCACCAGAATATCCAGATGAAAATGGTGAACTTGATGAATATGATTTTCCTACCATGTTATTTTTTAATTAAATATGTTAAACTCATAATCAGATTGTATCTGTAAACGATCATAAGTTTTTGTTCTAGCTTTTCTTAACGACATAACTGCATATCTCATTGCAGATATTACATCATCATTAGCTGGTACAATCTTACCATCTTTTCTATGATACATTCGTAATTCTTCTAGCAGTTTACCTTGATTTTTAAATATTTTCAACCTTTGTGTTTTAAACCTAGTATATATCTCTTGAACACCAGCTTCTACAGAGTTACCTCCAGAATTTTCTTTTTGTCCATTAGCAGGTGGATTACTAAAATGTTCTCTAGTCATATTAACACCTTCTTCACGATATTGTTGTGTTAAACTTTTACCAGACCCTTTATCAGCTTGTCTTCCATCCATAGGCCATACTACAGGAATATATCTGCCTCGCATTTTAATTGCTGATGCATGAATAGGTACTGCTTCTTGCCTCATAGCATAACTATCATAAACATAAGCTATATCTGTATCTCTATCCCACGCAACCCATACTGCGGCTGTTGGGTGATCCCAACCAAAATCCAGCCCACAAATTTTGGGCCAATGATCTGGTATTTGTATTTCATCACATATTACATCTTCTTCTGCTATAGGAAATACTAATCCAGAACCTAATTGTGGTATTCCACGTTCACGCATTTTTCTTTCATGCGGTGGTAATGCAGATAAAATTTGTTCTCGTACTTCTGGTGTCATGTGAGGCGCATCATCCCAACCTGCTGTTATTAATGCTTGGCCTTTACGTAAATTATTTAAAAATTGTGCAACTGTTTCTGTCATACCGCTTTCTGGTGTAAATGTCATATAAACAATACCACCTTTATCGGCTGTACGGGTTAGTGATTGAGTATAAATTGGAGTTGGTGGTTCTTCATCAAGCCAGATCACATCTACACTTTCACCCATCCATTTTTCTTTACCCATATCATAAGATTTAAAACCAATTCTAGAATTACCGCCAGATTTATGTTTAACAATTACAGAGTTTAAAGCATTAGGTACACCTGCTTTTCTAATAGTATCTACTATGTATTTTTTAGGTATAGAACCAGTACCTTTAGCGGCAGGATCGTCTGGTTGGCCGATAAGTTCTTTTTGGCAAACATCCCTAGTGGTTTCGTTAGAAACTCCCCCAGCCCAAGCACGTATTGGTCTGTTAAACCGTTTACCTTCCCACCACGTTGGGTAGTAACCCGTCACATGGTATGCCATTTCCATAGCCCCACAAAAGGACTTACCGATCCTATTACCAGCCATAAGCAATCGCTGTTGAGCAATTGTATTATGAAATTTTATTTGGTATTCGTATGGTGCATAATCATTCATACGATTAGTAGCTTTTCTATTTTCTAATTCTTTAGCAATTTCTACTGCTCTTGCTAACGCTTCATCACTCATTTTTTAATATATATTTTCTACGTAATTTTCTAGACGTTGTTAATGCAAACAATTCTGCTTCAGTTCGTTCTAGTTTACTATCAAAACCATGATGTACTTTAGCAGTATTTTTAAACCTATCAACAAGAACATACCTATACACATAATTACCTTTTTTAAAATGCAATATTGTTTGTAAATCCTTAATAGGTTTAACCATAAGCACTAATAGTTTAAATTTTTTATATATGCAACCTATTAACTTAAGTTAATACTAAATATACCCCATGAGTTTGCGGAGGTATCCATTGATTAATGACACAAATAGCGTTTTGGGGGGTGGGGGGTCAAATCACGGGCGTTACTCACCATGTTTATCCCGTGTCTGTGTGTGTATGTAGGGTAAAGAGAACAAAGGAGGGGTGATTAATAGCTAGACCGCATCACATGAGCCAAAGCTGAGAGAGTGCGTGTGTGTGTGTGGACATCCTTCTTCTAGCCATAATACGCAGGTAATTGAAGTGATGAGGGTTATACCGTACTATAGGTACTATGCTTATGTGTGTGGAGATATGGAGGAGTAATGGCCTAATTTAAAGAGCCAGACCCATCATCATTATCGCTAAGTTTAACAATCTTCATTGTACCTAGCAGATGGTCTAGTTCCTGTCTTAGTTCTTCGTCTGTCTTCTTACCTGTTACATCTTCTATCTTTGTCGTAGTTTGGTAGCCTGTTCTGTCTAGTAATGAGTTAATAGCGCCAAGCTGTACTGAAGGCGTAGTTTTGTCGTTTTCTATTAGCTTACGTAACTTATCCACCGCAATTGGCACGGCTGATCCAAGTAGCTTTTTAGTAGCTGTATCTATTTGAGTAGCTAACTTGTTTTTAAGTTCATAGCCCTGTTGCTCGGCAGTCTTCTCGGAGTAACCCGCCTTGATGCAAGACTGTGTTGCGTTGCCTGTTTGACTAAAGTATTCAATAAACAATTTTTGTTTGTCTGTAAGGTTTTGTGACATATTTGCAACATTATAAACTAAAGTTTTTTTTTATGCAATAGCTTGACAGTATTTAATTATTTATGCTAAATACTTAACTTATGTTAATTAAAAAAAGGAGAGAAATAACATGAGATATGAGTACATAATAACGGGAACTAATAACAATACTGTTCTTAAAGCTATGAGTTTTAAGAAAGTTTGTAAGCGTTTAAAAGCTGATTATCCTAATGAGGCGTGTCAAGTTTTGTACGTTAATAAAAAAGGTAACCAAGTTCGTAGAACTGTATTTAATGGGAGGGTTGTATAATGACTAAATCTATGCCTAGTGCAGATCACATTATTAAAGTTTTATCTGATGAGTTAAAGCGGGAAACTGTAACTGTGATTAAAAGCGATAAACCTACTATGACCGTTTATGATGTTGAGCCAACGCTTGAGGAGGCCCAGAAAGCTGTCGGCGGTTATGTTGAGTTAATTGATCTTTATGAAATTGGTGAAGGTTGTTTGTTAGTTGATGAGGATGCTAAGTTAAAAAGAAAACCTATCAACGAACTAGCTACCAAACTTTATAATAAATTGTTTAATGGTGTGATTGTAGGTGATGTTATTCATATCAAGCAAGAGAATAGGAGGGAATGGTAATGGGTTGGTCAGAATATATTAAACAAGCGATTGAGGTAGGGCTGAAAAGCCCTATCCCATATAAAGTTATTCCATATAAAAATGGAGTAGGTATTAAAAAAATAGAGTTTATTAATCAAACTAAAAAGGAGAAATAATATGGAACTAGCATTAAAATTATTATTGTTTTTTATTGGTATGGGATTATCAATGATAGGCATATCAACCGTATTACACTCAACTCACATGATGTTGGGTGTATTAATTTTTGTTAGCGGATTTGTAATATTATTTTCAAGTTTTAAACCAACTCATAACTAAAAAGGAGAAATAACATGGGATATACTAACTATTGGAAACAACCTTCGGATTTTACCGTAGATGAATGGTGTGCTGTTAAGAATGAGGCAGAATACCTAAAAAGCGTTGGTAATAATTTTAATGTAGGTATCTACAAAGATGAAATTATTATTAATGGTAATAATGAAGGCTGTGAAAGTTTTGATCTTAAACGTCTTGCTAGAACAAAGGCTGTTTATAAAAATCAAGATTTGTCATTGCATTATTGTAAAACTAAGGAGTTGCCTTATGATCTTGCTGTTTGGCATTTATTAACTTTCTGTCAGATGATCAAAAAAGACTTTGAGTGTAGTCGTGACGGTTGGGCGTGGAAGAAAAACCCACAGCCCACAGAGGTTGAAAGCGATAAGCCTCTAGCTGTAAAGTTTAAATCAAATGATTATTGTGAAAACAATGAATTGCCTTTTGATCAAGTTAAATACTTTCAGATGTTTGATGAAGATAATGAGGATAAGACTAAAACCACATGGGTAAGGTTTAAACTTAAAAATAAGTTAAAAGGCAGAAAAGCTAATGGCTTTATAACCGCTATTGATAACGTCTTAAACATGGAACAAGTTAAAGACAATATTTTAAGGAGGTTGTGGGCATAATGTCAAATAAAACAGTTCATAGATTAACAATTACAACGGGGGCAATAATGTTTCTTGTTGGTATAACTTTAGCTGTTTATGTTGAGGTCGTTTTCGGCCTCATCATAAGCGGTGGGGGTTATTTAATTTTTAACAATGCAATGAAGGGAGATAAATAATGGCTGAACAAAAAGAGGAACATTTTGAAATACACTCAAAAAACCACAACATGAAATATCAAGCAGATAAATTTGATCTTGCTATTAAAAATGCAAAGTTGCTTGATACATTAAATCTAAGATTGTTAGTTACAAATTTAACTAATATTTTAAATGAAAGGGATAAAAATGCAGGAGATGAATAAAATAGATGAGTTTGTAGGTAAAGTTCATACTAAATTTATGGATAAACCTAGAACACCAGAACAAAGTATGGTTGCTGATTTACAATTTTCAGCTAATCTAATGAAAATGGCTATTTGGAATTTAAAAAGATGGTCAAAGACTACTAACAAGCCTAATAAGGCATGGAAGGATATACTTAAAAAAATAATAAAGGAGGAACAATAATGCAATTTTTAGGAAAAACACCAAAAGATTGGAAGGCCCTTGAACTGTATTACAGACGTGAATGGTTATGTTTTGTATGCGGATTTATACTAGGCGTTTTAATTTAATTAACATGACAATTAAGGGTGTTCGTACATTTCTTTGTACGACACCTTTAATTTTTTATACTTATCCAATAATTTTAAATATTTTAATTTCCATTGATGCTTAATCTTGATTGATTTTGCTTTTTCTTTTTTTGCTCTATCAAGTTTTACCATATAACCTAATAATAAATTACGGCCTACGGCCTTGTCTGTTGTATTTTTTATAAGATCGCTTTTCAGACTTGGACTTCGTTTTTTTATGTACACGTATTCTCTTTTTAGGTTTAGGTCTTGGATGAAATTCCTTGAAGTTTTGTTTCGCCATTTATTTTATCTTTAGCATCAATTATGTTTTTTAAAGTTTCAATTTCTTTGTCTTTAACGATAACTTCATTACTATAAGATTTTAAAACATTTTGCAACGCATCAAGTAAAAATTTGATTTGTTGCATACCCATAAATTTAACAGCCATAAATAGTTTAGTTTCTTTAGCTGTCATACGTACAGACATTTTACCATCTTTTACAACACTAAAACCATGTCTTTGCATTTCATTATCAAATTTACTTATCCAATCAATGCCATCAATATTCATCATGGTATCAATTTTAGATGCATCATATTCGTTTAAAACTTCATATAGTTTATTAATCATTTCCTCTCCTTTTTTAATTTTACTCATATACAGACTTTACCATTGTTAATGTTTGTTGCAACAATTCTTTTTGAGTTCCCCATTTTTTTGTAAAAGATTTAGGACTATAATGATAAGCGTCTTTACCTTGTCTGTGATGTCTTGGACATAATGGTATAACTTCAAAATTACTAGCTTTGCGCCCGATACCTGTAAGGTTTTTTATGTGATGTAGTTCAGCAGGGCTGTCTGGAAAACCCATTTTATTGCAGATCAAACAACCTAGACCAGCAACTTTATTCATGTGGTCTTTTTCTTGTTTAGTTTTTGTACTCATTGTAATTAAAATCTTTTTTGTAAAAAGTTCTACTACCTATCTTTTTGATTTTAAGTATATTTTTATTGGCAATAATCATTTCATCACCAACTTCATTGTGTGAGAATGACATAGTAAAAATATGATTGTATTTTGTTTTTTTAATTAAATACCCTTCAGTAAAACATACTTCACAAGTATCTTTACTGGCCTCTTTGATGTCTTTCCATTCACATGAAGACGCATGATCCTCCCACCAACATTCATATTTATCTAGTTTGTAGTAATATGGGTCTTTTCGTTTAATCTTTTTTGAGGCCATAATGTTTTGCTTCTTTCATTTGATTAATCATTTTGGTTTTCCATGTTTCAAAATTAATTTCAATCATTTTCTTTTCCCAATTCCATTTAGCTTCTTCACCAACAGCATCAGCTAATTCATCAATGTGTTGTTTATATCTATCATCTGATCTTGCTTCACGTTCTTGAGCATTAACGCTATCCAATTTACCTGTATTGGAATTTATCATTTTTTCTTTCATAATCACAGCCAATAATATTTTACGGCCATGTTGTAATCTTTCTAGGTTTTTCTTAGCTTTTGCATGGTTCGTACCGATTTCTCGTAATTTATGCATATGCTGTTCTGTTATTTCTTCACTCATATTGATAACTCCTTCATGTTGTATGATTTTGCTCTTGCTATATTACAATGAATAATAAAACCCATTGTTTCTTTTGATGTAGCAATTGGAAATACTTTTTTACTATGTGGAAAATGACCAAACTTTCTTTTAAAAGTATGACTAGCCCAACCTTCTTTGAAACCTTTTTGTTTAGCATAATACAACAATTCAGCATAAAACTTTTGTTTGTCATCTGTCTTAATTTTCATTTTAGGAAGTTCTACTAATCTACCTTGTTGTATAAGTATAGCTTGTTCTTTTTTGGTAGGTACAAATGAACAATTAGGACACTCTGGTTGTTCTTTAGAAGGTTTATAAACTGTATCACATTGGACACACGTAAATGGTTGTTTCTCAATTGGTTCTACAACTTTTTTTTCTTTTTGTTTTATTTTAGATACGGTCAATTCCCAATTAGGTACATCTTCTGGAAACCCATGCTCATATACACATCCAGAATGATCTATGATCAATGTATCTTTTTTATTTTCAGCAGGTCGTAATGCTCTACCAACCATCTGTAAATACATAGAATAAGATTTAGTGGGCCTTGCTATAATTACACATGAGATTTTAGGTTGATCCCAACCCTCTGTCAGTACCATACAATTAGATAAAACTTTTATTTTATCATCTTGTAAATCTTGTAATACTTTTTCACGTTCTATTTCTGGCATCTCACCATCTATGTGACCCGCAGGAATTCCATTTTGTTTAAATATATTTGCAATGTATTTAGAATGTTTAATAGATGTACCAAACACAACAGTAGGTCTGTTCTCACCATACTTTATCCAATGACTTACAATATCACCAACTAATTTAGGTGTATTCATTCTAGTGTCTAATGCTTTTTTTTCATAATCACCTGCCATAATACGAATGTTTTGTAAATCTGGTATTGATGGGGCAACTATTCTGTTAGGTACTAAATAACCTTTTGCAGTTAATTCTTTGATTGTACCACAATTGACTAATTCCTGATAAATATTACCAAGACCACGCCCATCATTTCTGCATGGTGTTGCAGTAAGACCAATTACCCATGCGTCTGGGTAAGTGTTTATTAAATCTTGGAATGATTTAGATGTACTTCTGTGGGCCTCATCCAATATAATTACATCAGCTTGTGGTTTAACAAAATCATCATTGTCTTTTCTAGCTGAAAATGTTTGAACACTTGCAACTTGAACATCAGAATAAATACTACCAGACTTACCTGCCATTATAACTCCATGTTTAATATCAAAGTCAGCAAGTTTTCTACTACATTGCATAACAAGTTCACGTCTGTGCGCCACAAACATTCCAAATCTATTATTTTTAACTAAGCCTTCCATCATTGAACAAGCAATAACAGTCTTACCGCTACCTGTAGGGGCAACTAATAATATTCTTTTTTTACCTTCTCTAAAATGTTGTCTAATATCTTCAATTGCTTTTTTTTGATAATCTCTCAATAGGTTCATTAATATCTTCTCCATATATCGTTTAATTGAAACATAACTTCGTTTAGATTTTCTGGTGGTACACATGATTTTGCAAATTCAATAGCTTCACCTTTTGCGTAATCATAACTTTCACCACGTTTTTTTATAGCTATTAATATTTTAACTAATTGTGCATGACGTTCACCTGCATTGATACCGTAACGAAGTGTGCCTGTGTATTTGCCTTTGTATGTTGATGGTTTATAATCCATCTTAATAGTTTTTTGCTCTGGCCTTTTTAATTCTAAACCTTCTTTGATTTCCTTCATGGTGTAAGGCATATCAGTTGTACATTGAATTATTTTTACAGGATAAGGATTTTTTTTATGATGATAAAAACCTGCAACTCTCATAATTCTAGGTAAATCTTTTACAACAGGGTCAGAATTAAATTTAGATGCCAATGCTTGTTGATACAAAGTAAAACTTTCTAACGGCATATCTTTGACTAACCAATAACAATGGTATTTTTTTGGCGAAGTATTTACAATTAGATTAGGTGGAATATTAAAACTATCTGGTAATGGTGTACCATCTAAATCTATAAACACAGCCCTAATTTTTTCTATATTTTTAGTTGTACGACCAAGACCATTAGTTTCATTAACTGTAAAATATATACCTGCACCTTTACTATTAAGATCAGCCAATTCGTGAAAATGTACTTTTATACTTCCATGCAATTGTTTTATTAATCTCTTGTTTAGGCCCTTATCATCAAATGTTTGGAATGAATGATGTTTACCAAAATAATCAAGAAACATACTGTAATGAGAATTTTCATTAAAACTACTCACAGCGATAACCTATTACTAAATAACCTTGTATAGTGTAATGACCTGCTCTTATGTCATCAGTTCCTTCTTTGTATTCTAATTGATCTAAAATATGATTGCCATAATCAAAACAATCTTCCATTGGACTTTTGTACAAAGAAATTTGAGTTAGATTACAGGTAGCGCAAGTTAAAATAAAAAATATTATTTTTGTCATTTGCTCTCCTCCAAACTTTCTTCACCCCATCTAATTTTAGCACCTAACTTACCTGCTACTACTTTTTTTTTTCTATTTTTAATTTGTTCCTTACGTTCAGCTTCAGCTTGGATACATATTAAATATTTTTTATTATCTTTGCCTTTTACTTCTTCAAATAGATGTTTAATTTTAGGTAAAATTTTTTCAATTTTTTGTAATCTACACCCACACATTTTGGCAATTGTTTCATTATCAAAAGGTATATGAAAACCTCTCCATGCATGGCAAAATAATAAAATATATGCACCTTGTTCTTCTAAAGATAGTTTTAATCTATTTGGGTCACTTATCCAATCACTTGCATAAAATTGAAACGCAGGTGCTTGTTCGTCTGTTATTGATTTTCTCATATTAATTTTGTCCTTGAGTTTAGTTAATTTTGTTTTAAACCAAAAAGAAATAGGTGTCAATAGGGGTATCTTGTGTGCAGTTGGAGGTGAAGGTGAAGATGAAGGTGAAGGTGAAGGGCTATTTTTTGCCATTAGCAAAACAATAGCACTTTTTAGCAGACCTATAGCGGTGCTATAGCGGTGCTATACAAAATTGTTAAAAAATAAGGGGGTATGAGGCGGAAAACTAAACTTAGAGAGAGAAAGAAAAAACCGCCCCATACAGAAGGTATATTTTTACCCTAAATTGTGGATGGGCTACGCCTACCTTAAAGGCGCAATTTGTAAATCTGGTCTAATGTATTCTATATCAAAATCACCAAGTTTTGCAATTTGATATGCTCTAAATGGTGGTATTACTTTCCATTTAGATACTGCTGGATGTGAAATACCTAACATTCTAGCTAAATTTTTACCACCGTATTGATTAACGATTTCTTTTTTTCGTTCCATTGCTATTTTAAGATTGGTCATAATACATACTCTTTAATCTTAATAGATACTTCATTGTTTCTTCAGTTTCTATTAGTTCTTTTGTGGTTGATAATATAGCTTCAGCTTTGTTAGTGTGTTGAGGAATTACAGATGACTTATCTATATTCACAACATCTTTTTCTAATCGTTTAGCTTTTGCTTCAAGTTCATTTATTAGTTCTGGTAATATTGTAGCCATGCAAAAAGTTATACATTTTTATTAACATATGTCAATTAATCTTTGACTTTAGTTAATTCGTATGAAATAACGCTATCAATTAAATAATAAATATACAAAAAAGGACAACAAAATGACAAGTATAATAGCAGGTAGTGGAGATGCACCACGTTATCCAAGTGTATCAGTTGGCGTTCACAAAGCCAGATGTGTAAAGATTATTGATCTAGGTACACAAAAATCAGATTTTAACGGTGAGGTTAGTTGGAAACGTCAAGTTCTAATTATCTTTGAAACACCAGAAGAACTGAATAGTGAAGGACAACCATTAACAATCAGTAAGTTCTATACGTTATCATTACATGAGAAATCTAATCTTGGTAATGATTTAACTTCATGGAGAGGTAGAGCATTTAGTGAGGCAGAAAAACAATCATTTGATATTTCTAAATTACTTGGTGTACCTTGTTTATTGAATGTTATGGATAAGAATGGGAAACCAAGAATATCATCTATAATGCCAATGAAAAAAGGTGATCCAATTGCTGAACAAATTACTCAAGGAGTAGTGTTTAGTTTAGAGGATTTTCAAAATGGTAAAAAAGAAGTTTTTAATAATCTATCTGAAGGTATTAGAAACATTATTTTAAGATCAAAAGAGTTGGAAGGCATGAACCAAGATCAAGGTGATGAAGGTAATGGTGCAAGTGTCGGTGATAGCCCAATCCCATTTTAATGATTATCACAAATAACTCAAACTTACCAAAAGTAATTGAACGGGCTGTAAAGAATGACCCCTATGATAGTAGTGGGTCAGACATCTCTACTACCCGTTTGATTGCACCCCCTAGAATTAGGGTCTTGCAAATGAGAAATAATGATTTGATTAAAGAAGATGTGTCTGATCGTATATTTTCTTTATTGGGCCAATCAGTTCACCACATTATAGAACGAGCAAAAGTTGCTAGTGATATAGCTGAACGTAGATTGTACTATAAAGATGATACCATCACTAACGGTTGGACATTATCTGGTGCTTTTGATTTGCTTACAGGTGACGGTAAACTTATAGATTTTAAAGTTACTTCAGCTTGGTCAGCATTAGATGCTTTAACAAATGGTAAAGTTGAATGGGAACAACAATTAAATGTTCTTGATTTTCTATGTCGTAAAAACCAAAAAGATTTAACTAGATATAAAAAAGAATTGAAAGTTAAATCATTATCTATCATGGCTATACTACGAGATTGGTCTAAATTAAGAGTAATGCAATCAGACAATTATCCTAGAAAACAAGTTGTAATGATACCTATTCGTAGGTGGTCAGATCAACAACAGGAAGATTATGTTAAAGCTAGAATAAAACTACACCAAGACGCAGAGAAGATGAAGGAACTACCTTTGTGTACAGCTAAAGAAAGATGGCGTAAAGAAGATCAGTTTGCTGTTATGAAGGATGGTAGAAAATCTGCTTGGCGTTTATTTCCTACAAAAGAACAAGCTAAACAATTTATCGTTGGTGAAAAAATGGTAGAAGGTAAAGGTTGTGCTATTGTAGAACGTAAAGGTGAAGACGTTAGATGTCAGCATTATTGTAGTGTCAATGAATTTTGTTCTCACTACATGGATGTATCATTCTAATGAGTGTTTATAAAAAACAAGTAGGGGGTAACCATTACAAAAAAATGGTTATCCAACCTGCTAAATTTATTAATGCCAATAAACTTCTATATGCAGAAGGTGCGGCAATCAAATATATATGTAGGCACGGCTCAAAAGGTGGCCTACAAGACATAGAGAAGGCCATACAGTACCTTCAAATGATTAAGGCTAGGGATTACTCCAAAAAGAAAAAATAATACCAATTAACCTCTTATTCTGATAAAATAGAAGGTTATGGATTACAGATTTACAGCAATATTAATAATACTTATGTGTTTATTGGCTTTTTTTGGAGGCCCAGCGACATGATTGATAGGTTTTTATTAAAATTTTTTGGTGGTCTGGACACTTTGTTTTCATTTTTAGAAACATACTCAATTAGATTTTCTGTTTGGTTATGGCAATCAAGAGTAAAAATATTAAGAAGAAAGAGAAAAAATAAATGAGAGATACAAAAGTATTAGAACAGTTTAAAAAGCATACAGAGAAAAAACTTAAAGAAATGAATTTAACAAAGTACCTAAAAAAAGAAGTTAATATAGGTGCTAATGGAACAAGGGATTATGTTATTAAAAAAGGTATCAATAAAGGTAAAATAGCTAAATGAATAGAAAAACTAATACAGCAATGATAGCATTATTAGGAACTATTTTAATGGGTTTATCTACTTATGTATTAATTACAATTGTTGAACTACAAATTCATGTAGGTATGCTTACTGAAGAAATAATGTCTGTAGATAAACAGATAGGTAGAATATATAATCATATGGATAGGTTAGCTAATGATTAAATTTTTACTTATATTACAGATGTGTTCTGGCATAAATGGTGAATGTACACAGCCAATTCAATACCAAAAATTATTTAATAATTATGCAGAATGTGCTATATATGGTTATTCAGCAAGTGTTGAATATTTAGGAAAAACAGATTTTAATATGATTAATGAAAATAAATTACACGTTAGATTTTGGTGCAAAGAGGGTACAAATGCGTAAAAAAAAAATAGTAAAGAGAACTCCTGTATCTGCATCTCACAAAATGATTGCTTTCAAACTAGATGAAGTAAAAGAATTAGTATTAAAAAACTCAAAAGACATAGAAGATTTAAAAGCCCAAGTAAATATGGGTAAAGGTGGCATTAAAGCTATATTTGCAATTGGTTCATTAGTTGCTATTATATTAGGAACAGGAAAATTTTTTAAATTCTGGGGATAATTTATGTGGTTAAATGCAATATCATTAGCACTCAAAGCTGGTACTCACATTTACAAAAATAAACAACAAACTAAAATGCTTATGTCTGATGCTCAAATGCGTCATGCAGAAGCTATGGCAAAAGGTGAAAAACAATACGAAGGCAAATTGTTAGAGGCCCGTCAATCAGACTGGAAAGATGAGGCGGTTCTTATAATTCTAAGTTTGCCCGTGTTGGTACTTGCGTGGGCCGTGATATCGGATGATCCTACAGCAATGGATAAGGTTCAATTATTTTTTGATATGTTCTCACAGCTTCCTTCATGGTTTACAAATTTGTGGATACTTGTCGTTGCTTCAATATATGGTATAAAAGGTACACAAATCTTTAGAAACAAAAAATAGGAGATACAATGGCTAAAAAAAGTTTATACGCAAACATCAATGCTAGAAAAAAAGCAGGTACATCTAGACCAAAATCTAAAAGTACAATTACTGCTAAAGCATACAGTAACATGAAGTCTGGATTTAAGAAAAAATCATCATAATGTACGAAGAACTAAAAGACCGTATCAAAGAACATGAAGGATTTAGAAATACTATTTATAAAGATAGTCTAGGTTTTGCCACAATTGGGTACGGTCATTTGGTTAAAGAAGATGACCCTTTTGTAGAAGGACATACATACTCTCAAAAATTATTAAACGATTATTTTGAATTAGATTTTACTAATGCTGTAGTTGGTGCTGAAAGATTACTAGGTAATCAAGCTATGAACTACAAAGCCAAATGTGTCATAATTGAGATGGTATTTCAATTAGGCATGACAGGTGTATCTAAATTTAAAAACACTTTAAAAGCTGTAAAAGAAGAAGATTGGGATACAGCCGCAGATGAAATGCTTGATAGTGTCTGGGCCGAACAAACTCCAGAACGTGCTAACGAACTTTCCTCAACAATGAGAAGTTGCAAATATTAAAAATTAAACTATAAGTTTAGTTATGTTAATCATAGAAGATGTAATTATTAATTACGGTAAAAATGAACCTACTGAAATAATTAATAATGTTCACATTGAAAATGGAACTGTTAAATATATTGATCCCAAAGAACAACTTAAACAATTAGAAGAACATATAGATGGTTCTCCTGCGGAGTTATATGAACAAAAGAATATTAGTGATTAGTGATATGCACGTTCCTTATCATCACAAGGATAGCATAGAATTTTTAAGAGAAATAAAAAAAGAATATAAACCAGACATGATTGTTAATATAGGTGATCTGTTAGATTTTCATGCTATCTCTATGCATGAACATAATCCAGATTTATTTAGCGCAGGGCATGAATTAAAAGAAGCTAAAAAATACATTAAAGAATTAGAAGATATATTTCCTAAAATGGTAGAAGTAGATAGTAACCATTCTAGTCTTGTTTATAGACGTGCATTAAAATTTGGTATGTCAAAAGAATTTCTAAAAGATTATGGTGATTTTCTTGGTACTAAAAAATGGGAATGGATTGATGATTTAACTTTAACATTATCTAATGGTTCAAGATGTTTTTTTACTCATGGTAGATCAGCAGATGTATTAAAAGTATCTCAAACAATGGGTATGAGTTGTGTACAAGGCCACTATCATACTAAGTTTCTTATCTCTTATTGGGCTAATCCAGATAATATATTCTTTGGTATGAATGTTGGTTGTCTTATTAATCAAAAATCAATGGCATTTGCTTATGCTAAAAACTTTAAAACTAGATTTATAATAGGTTGTGGAATGATTATAGATGGTATTCCAAGACTAATGCCTATGATCTTAGATGATAAAGGTAATTGGATTAAGAAGCTGGTTTAGTAGGAAAAACTACAGCTTCAACATCAGCAACAGTAGTTAAACCATTTGTTATATCTCTTAAAGATTGTCTGTAAGTTGTCATCTCTGCACTCATAGTATTATCAGATAACGCAAGGTAATCTGTATCTGCTAATAGTTTATTTCTTTTGGCTCTTAAATCTTCCATAGCCATATCAAATTCTACAATAGGTAATTGTGCTTGTATGTCAGCTTTAGAAATAGGTGTTGTTCCATTGTGCCATTGAACTGTATTAATATCATTACCACTTACAGATACTTCTGCGTTAGGATTTATTTTTAATATTGCTTCTATAATCATTATCCAGCTATCTCCATTAAAACTATTGATGTTTTTTCATTATTAATACCAAAATATCCTGTACCACTTGGGTCTATTTTTATTGCTACTTCAAAAAGTGTAGCTGATGTAGTAGATGGATTATCTTCAAATGTAACAGCAGTAGGAACTACAATTTCTCCACCAGCACTATAAACTCTTGAAAGTGAACTAAAACTTCCACCTGAACCAAGATTTGTTCCAGATGAAACACCACCTCTATATACTGTCACTAAAGTATTTTTTTCAACTGTATTGTTATACACAGTTCCACTTACAAGTATAATAATTTTATTTGAAGTTGAGGTTGGAGTGATTGTAGCTTTTAAATTTGTTGCAACGAAAGATGTTGAAGTTGTAGATATTTGTTGATTATTTGTGCTAGTAACAGTTTGCAAAACCTTACCACCTACACCAGCAGGTAATGCTGTTACACTAGATAAAGAATTATTATTTAAAGTTATTATTGCCATTAACTATCTACCTTTGGGTTATCTGATTTAACTTTAGCTATTGCGTCTTGCCAATTTGTTGTTCCATTAACCTTATCCCAGTATTGCATATCTAACTGTTCTTGAATTGATGGATATTCTTGTTCTCTATTATATTTGTATGTATCTGGGTCTATCCAAGCATTAACTGATGACCAATTAATACTTACTTCATTTCCATCATTATCTTTTGCAACAATATTTTCTTGTGTATCTCCATTTATAGATACAACTGAATTATGAATTGCTCTAATTGCTTTGTGTAAATCTGCCATTATGCACCTATCTCTATTAAAGTTATATTTGATGTAGCTCTCATATGAGAAGCAGCATCAGTATCAGTATAAGTTCTATTTACATAAAAATTTGAACCTTCAGTAGAACCTTGTATATCATATTGTCTTGAAGATGTAGTGTTTGGACTATCTAAATAAACAATACTACTACTTTCAAATGAAATACTTGAACCACTATGTAATCCTATTGAAACTAATTTTCTACTACTAGCTGAATCTCCTTCGTTAATAACTGTTCCACTTCTTAAAAGTCTAAATCCATATTTATATCCATTATCTGCACCAGATGATATATTAACCAAAACTAAAATTTTACTTGAAGTTGAAGATGGAGTTATAGTTGCTGTCAATCCTGTTATATCTTGAAAGCTAGTTCCAGAAGAACTAAATGTATCTGATTTTTCAGTTGAAACTACTTGTAAAACTTTTCCACCACCAGCTTCTGCAAAAGTATTATCTCCTCTTAAAAAAGTTGTAGCATCTTTAGTTCCTGTTGCTGATAAATCTGCTAATGCAATATTTCCAGTTAAGTTTAATTTAGAATAATCTATAGCTGCTGAAGCATTTACTTTAGCATTAGTAACTGCACTATCGCCAAGTTTAGCAGTAGTAACTGTGCCATCACTAACTGATGTAATTAATCCAATTCCATAATGTAAAATAAAATCGCAAGTAGATGTTCCAGCAACTGCTGTTCCAAAATCTATTGTTGAACCAGATACAGTAAAGTTTCCAGCTTGAACTACACCATTAATACTAACTAATAATGTATTCGCAGAACTAGGTGTAAAATTGCTTCCACCTTTTTGTAATGTGTATGATGAACTACCATCAAAGGTAATGTTATCCAGTACCTCTACATTACTTATTTTATCTGTATCTCTACCTATATACGCCATTAATTATCCTTTTGGATTATTATCCTTGATTGTTTGTATTCTTGTTTTCCAAGCTTCAATGTCATGGTAGATTTCATCTAACTGATCTCCCCAAGAACCATATTGGCTTCTTCTTGTTGCATCGACTGTTGCATTACTTTCAGCAGTATTTGCAGCAGTTTCATAAGATGCTAGTTGTGCGTCAGTTGGTTGTGCAATATCTAAGTTCCACTCAGCTATATACGCACCTTGACCATTACTGTCGTCTTGCAACTTAACATCATTCATAAAATCTACTTCACTAACTCCATTAGCTTTGCAGTATTCTTTTATTTTGTTACTTAGTTGTGCCATAGTTTTACCTCCTTATTCTATTAATTTATATCCAGCAAAAAATGTTCTTGTATTACCATCTAATTGAATACTACTTCCACTATCTTGATAGATAAATACCTCTATATAATCTCCAACACTTAATTCAGATACAGTAAATATTTGAAATTGTGCATAAGCAGGTCTTAACATATTGTTTGTACCTTGAGTTAAAGTTCCATTTTTTTTAAATTCTAATTGAAAATAATTAGTTGTATTTACAGAGGTTGCGTCAGATGAAATAGTTACAAAAAAACAATATTTTCCTGCTTGACCAGATGGAACTGTAAATCTACCAGAAGAAAAAGCACTATGAGTATCGTATGACTGTGCATTAAAATAAGTAATTTTAGTAACTGTAGCGTTACTAATTACTTGTGAACTTCCAGATTTATAATAAGAAAAATTTGGTGTATTAACACCACCAGCACCAGTTACAGTTCCTGTGAAATCGTAGTTGTCGCTTAGGTTAAGACTTTCAGATTGTATTTTTGTTATTGCCATAATTATAATCCAAATGTTAATTTAATTTCTTCTTCAGTTAATCCTAAATCTAAAAGTTTTTGTTTAGCAGATGCTTTTTTAATTTCTTTTTCTACTCTAGCAGCTTCTCTAGCTTGTTTATCAATATTTGCTTGTGCAATTTCTGCTTCTTTAGCTGCTTCTTCTTCTGCTGTAAGTTTAACTT